CCTCCCCGGATTTTCAATCCACAATCCTTTATTAATTTGATAGTCCCTTCCTGAGGAATTGTAAAATCCTTCAGGCTGTCGAAATCCCTTTTGGGATCGACTAGGGCCTCTACCAACCATCGGTGCGGAATTACCTCCATAGAGTGTAAAACCCCGAGAATGGCTAATAAAGGTGTCTTGAATTCCTCCTTTTTATTAAGGAGTTTTCAAGTACCAAATTTTGAAAGGACAGTACCCATTATTGATCTAGAGGCTATCAAATCTCGACTTAGGAGAGACATGAAATTCATGACCCTCTCCGAAAGTTTATGATTCGAAAGCAACTGTTTCATAGGTATTGGAGATACATTGAGCTCACCAACGAAAGTTCGTTTAGCAAACTCAAAGACCGGAAGTGAAGGAGATGAAATCGACTTCGATAAGTTGATCTCAACCCCTAACTTCTGGGCGATCTCTAAGTATTTGTTGGCTAAGTCCAAATCAAATACTACAAGATCGTCTCCTAGGATCTCATACTGTTCTTCTCAACCTCTACGACCCAATAGGGAAGAGGAATACTGAAGAATCCAGTGATGAGTCAATGCTAATGCCGGCCAACTCGAAAGAGCTCCCATGGGTTGCCCCACGGAATATCTTAGAGAAGCTGGGGAATTGTACTTTTCTTGAACGGCTTTAGAGAAATAAAAATCTCTATCGACCATCAAGGAAGCCCAAGCCCTAGCAAACCGTTCTGAGAAGATCTTAGACAAGATCTTCACAGACAGTTCGACCGGAAGGCGATCAGTCGCAGCAGATAAATCGAAAGAATAAGCCATTCCTGCCTTCGTTGCCTTCGAGACGGACCTCTTAACCGAGAGATCCTGATCGAAAGTTCCGTCGTTAGGAATAAGCTTCAGCACAGAAAACATAAAATCATGCAATGGAGATAGTAAATTTTGAGATATACTATCAACCAAAGCAAAGATTCTAAGTTTTCCAGCTGCTTCCTCCTTCAGTGAGAACTGTCCAAATTCACCGGTCATAGACTGTTTAGTCTTAAGAGCCGAAAATTTGTTCAGTCTCAACCCTAATTCACTAAGAGACTCTAGTTTATCTAAAAATCATCGGGTATTCCACTCTAATGATTTTATAGACTCTAGATACTCAGTTACTATAGGGAACATCTTCTCGTCCGACATAACCAAAGTAGCATCGGTAATAAGACCGTGCCACGAGGTAGTGTTAGATGGAGAAGCTGACCGAAGAAGGTTGATCCTTCGAGGAGCCAGATTGCTCTTCTCTACTACAGAGTTGAACCCCTTAAGCTCCGGAAAATAAGACCGGAAGTTTTCAAGGTTCAACAAAGCATCCATCCAAACCCGATCCCCTTTAAAAGGATCAGTAATGGTCGAAGTTTTCAGCTTATAAGAGCACTTAAGTACTCTGTAGACTGAAAACATAGATGTTCAGTAGAGAATGACACCTCTGTGCCCTTTCCTTATAAGATCTCGGTCTTTCGACTGTATAACAGTCGGAATTCCGTTAATCAAACGAGGAAGAGGAACAGAAGGTTCTAGCTCCCGTAAACTGCTAAGATGATCG